CGCTCGAACTCGCGCTTAAGCTGGCCGAGGGGCTAATGCTACTGCTTGGGCTTACAGAAGCCGAAGGCGAGGCAGATGGACTTGCCGAGATACTTGCCGACGGACTTAATCCAACTGAGGGCGAAGCCGAAATACTTGCTGACGGGCTTACGCTACTCGAAGATGAAGCTGACGGCGAGGCGGATAGCGATGCAGATGGAGAGCCAGCCGCAATATATTCAAACGCTCCGATGTCCCAAGTACTTGTACGAGATGTTCCTGTAATGTCGTCACTGTAAAGACCACTGCCGGGATTGTCTGTTCCTACACCCACGCAACATGGACTTGTCGTATAGTTCTTAAGCCTGAAATCTCCTGTACTGTAACCCTCGAAAACCTTGTTCCAGTCAGTTGCTTCCGCCGTGAAGTCCTGACCATTAGTGTATGTAGAAGCATTTGCATCGTCGGAGGCACAATAATCGCAGACTATAGTTGCGCTACTGCCTTCATTAAAGTCATCGGAGTTATTAAAAATGGCGCTGTTATAAACACCAATTGTTTTACTGTTATAACAATATATACCAATATAATTGTTAGCAATGGTACAGTTATAAATAGTCACCGTGCTGTCGAATATCTTAGCGATGCCGCGGAATTCAGTAGTGCCATCATCGGAAAAGAATCCATATATAACCGTGTTGTATACATTAACTTCTGTTGCCAATTTTGCGTAAGTGAATAATCCATAACCATAACCAGTTCCTGAGCAGGTTCCTTTAACGATACAAGAATCTATATTGATGACACCCTCGGCGGAATTATAAACATAAATACCTATAACATTACCTGCGTCAGTTTCAATGGCATTGATTTGGAGCTTTTCTAACATTAGCATTGTTTTCTCTTATTTGCAGGCATTGGTCATTAGTGACTTGTAACAAATATTTTGTGTCGTCATATTTACCATCGGCGGGAAAATCATCGCCAATAATTTCGATATAACAATTTACATCTGTAGTCCAAGAATATAAAGAACATTGGGTAGTATCTGCTCCGCCACTATTTGTGCGATTGCAATGAACAGTGGCAAACTCATTAGAGCCGGTTGCGAGAGAGAGGTCTTTGTTAGTAGCCGCTTCCCATTGAGCCAGAGACTGATATGCCTGATGACCGTTGTCAGCGGTGCCAGCAGTCGTGCCATCTCCACCAGCTACGGCTCCTGTATCAACATATCTTTTAAGTTCTGTAGCCATTTATTCTAATGATTTATCCACAACGCTTAAGCTGGTTACTGTTTTGACAGCCTTTCCTTCGCCCGATAAAATTGTATACCTACATTGTTTTAACTCTGTAACTTCCACTTTTGGATTGCCTTCTTCGTCATAAATAAGTTTGTCATTCTCGTCTAAAACGAATTCTGTCTTTGTGTACGGCTGGAGATATTGACTTGCTTCCTCAACGCTCATCCCTCGCAATAAGACAACTCGGAAAACATCAACTCTCGGATATCGTTTTTCCTTCGACCAAAAGCCATCGGGGCGCACTTCAATAACATCGCCACGCTGATGCCGAGCTTCATACTTCCGCATAAACTTCGAGTATCTAAGGCAATACTTATCAAGCTGAATGGGAGTCAAAGCATCCATCCAGTTATCTTTGTTGTAGATTAGGAATTCAGCCATTGTCCAAGCCCTTCAAGAATTCATCGAACCGCCCTTTAGTCTTGCCCCAGAACGGAACTTCGTCCGCTAACTGCCAGTCACGAGTTGACTTTTCGCTTCTGAAAGAAGATTTGTGGAACCTGCTCCTGCCCGTTTTGTTATGATAATGTCTGACATCTATGCAGGGATGTTCCGAATGAAAATACTTCGCCGGTATTGTTCCCAGTCCTCTCGGCGCCAAATGCTGGCCTGGCTCATAGCCGGTAGCTTTCGGAACTCCCGTCGTTGCCTGTAGTCTTACCCGTTCCCGATAATGCTCTATCGCTATATCTCTGTAACAGACCATAAGAGACAGCGCAGACGTTCTGTAGTACACAGCCTGTCCGTCGCGCATTCTGACCTTCCAGACATTGTTGTTGTACCAAAAGGCTTTATTGTCTTGTGGCACAAAGTCGAAATGACTCGAGTGATATATTACATCATGCTCGACAAAGTTCACAACATCGGCATCGGAAGCTTCAAGGCCGGTTAATATCTGCCTGTAAATCGATAGATTGCTCCTGCCAATTCCTTCCATGACAATGTTCCGGCCAAAGTCAATAGGCTTTTGTGATACGGATATTATCGGTATGCCGCCGCAGGTGCGAATAATCTGCCGTCGGATGATATCGAGAAACTCTTTCGGAGGGAAATTGTCCGTATAGTATATAATCTCACGTTTTACCATTGCCGTTTTCCTCCCATGACGGAACAGGACTAAACTTTTTAATCAGCCACATGAAATCGTGCTTTTGCAACGGCCATTTATTATTGAGCCATAAGTCCCTTGAGTATTTTCTGGCTCCCTCTACCGCATTGCCGCTCTGATGATATGGGAAGCCGAAGCCTTTCTGCGTACGAAATAGATGGCTAAACCATGTATTCTTATTGACGATATGCTTACCGCCAGACAACCATGCCTTACAGGCCACCTCAACGCCAACCTGGCCCCAACTACCATGCTTCTCGTCCATTCCCCCTATATCCCAGAATCGATCTCTGTGCTGGAACCAGCAGGCTCCCTGGCCATTCATTACCTCATCGATCTTTTTCTTGTTATTGTCGCCACGTTTGCGATATTTCTGCCAATACTTGGCTCTCAGGTCGGTATCAATACTCATGTAATCTGTTTTCTTGCGCCATTTAGGCTGCCATATCCAACGATAACCGACATGAATATGACCACATTTCTCGCACTTCTCCGGGCGCAAGCCCTGATGGTGCTCGTGATTACATTTGCGGTTCTGGCATGCCCAATGGAATACGTCGAGATTATACATTCGCGGGATAACCGTCCAATCATACTCACAATCAGCCATTAACTTTACATCAAAGCCCTCGTCGAACATACTATGAGCGTCGGTCTTTAGAATGTACTTGGCCTTACTGATTTTTGCAGCCTCATTGATGCCAGCCCGTTGACCTACAGGTTCGGGATGGTGTATCAGCGTGACTTTCGGATGATCCTTAATACCAGGCACAGGCCAGTAGCCGTCAAGAATAGCGATTACTTCCGTCTCAGCCTTAGCCGCTTCCAAAATGCTGTCTATTGTTGGTTGCAAATACTCTTCGTTCCGTGCGGGGATTATTACTGATACGTCCATTTATCAATCCCCCCCTTTCTGATGCCTTTTCAATTTTAGCATCCTATCTAATTCGCATTTCCAACAGCCACACCCATAGCCTCGCAATGACCCCAAGAGTTCAAATATAAATCTTCTTAACTTTCCTCTGCCGCAAGAAGATGACATAGATGGACCGCTATCTCCATATCTTTCGTGGTACAATTTTAGATACTCATCAAACTCTTTATTGCTTTCGCGTTTGCCCGCTAAAACGTATTTATCCATACCTTAATCCCCCTCTTTCTGATGCTCGCCACAACTATACGCAGGTATTACGCCGGGATATTTCACTTCGGGCTGCTCGGTAATTGTGTTGAAATACACTTGCGGCGGAAAACGTCGGCAGTGCATCTCCGGTTCCTTACAACAGTGAATACATCCGGCACAAGACTTATCTCCGAATTTGATAGTCTCTTCGTCTTCCTTTCCGAAACTTGGGCTTCTACTACACATTTTAGTTTTCCTTTCAAATATTATTTATGTTTCCACGAATCTAAAAACAACTCTTTTAATAGCTTGTCCGAACTGCCCCAATATGGCAGTTCCTTTTTGAACCTTCCTTTCGTCCCCGTCGAATGGTGCATGCCGTCGTTGTGCATTACATTAACGCAGGAGATGTCCGTCTCGAATATCTCCCATGTTCTCTTTTTGAATATATGCGGCGGCCTATTGCCAGGGCTATTCCACCGCTCCATTTTAGGCGTCCATTCCGGTTTGCCTTCGAGGCACTTCTTAACTGCCTCAATCAAAAATTCACGCCCGGCAATTTGATTGCATAGCGAATATTCTTTTTGCCTATACTTTCTGTGTTTAACATACAGAATCCAAAGATTGTAATTGCGATAAACCATATCTATCTTCGGCGGCCGGAACTCAAAATGCTCTTTCGGATAAAGACAGTCTGTTTCTGCCATCGCGACGTAAGGAGTTTTTGCGGCCTCGCAGCCTACCTGTATCTGACGGAAGACATTGGCATTTGACATACCAACATCGCCAACACAGATATTCTTGCCGAAGTCAAGAGGCTTTTGCGTTACGGAAACTATCGGCAAATCGCCTGCCGACACTAAGAGCCTTCGGCGTATTTCCGCAGCAAACTCAGGCTTCTCTCGGCTGGAACTGTAATATACTATCGTCATATCGCTCATGGCTTCCTCCAAAAGAAAGAAGGCGGCTTTTCTTCTGTTGTAAACACATCCTTTATACCATGGGCTTTAGTGTAGTCGTCAACCGCCTCAACTACATTATCGCCGCTATAGTTCATGTAGTCGTGCCCTGCGATTATACCACCGGGCTTAACGCGCTTACTCCATTCGATTAAGTCCATTACGATATAATCGAAGTTATGGTTGCCGTCGATATACACGAAGTCGAACGACTCTGCCGGAAAGTCAAGAACGGCTTCCATGCTATGTTTGCGAATCAGCTTAACGTCATAAGGACTGAGGACTCTACGGGCTTTTTGATAATGCCGCTCATGCTTATCATTAGTCTGTGATCGATCTATAAAGCGGTAATCTATCCAGGGATCGATAACAGTAAGATCAACTCCTGGTATTGCTTTACAGATGTCCAGAGCATTTTGGCCCCATCGCGTCCCGACTTCCACACCTTTCTTATAGCCTAACAAATTGAACAATTGGTACAAACTGGTAGCTCGCTTAAAGCCACCGACTGTAATCGGCGACATATCTTTACGGCGTATCAGCTTTTGTTTTACAAAATATCCACGCAATGACTCAATCATGGTTTCCTCCAGAAGAAAGAAGGCGTCTTTTCATCGCAGATAAACAATGCACCGATGCCATGATTTTTCGCATAGGCGTCAACTGCCTCAAGAACTCCGCCCTTCTTAAAGCGATAGTAATCGTGGCCGCTGACAATTCCGCCAGTTCGCACCCGCCTGCTCCATGCAATCAAATCCTCCATCGTATAGTCGAAGCTATGATTGCCATCGATGTAAACGAAATCGAGCGAGCCAATAGGGACATCCCTGACGGCATCCATGCTCATTGCCCGCACAGCCTTAGCATTGAATGGGGCAAGCCGACGGCAAGTATCCTGATAAAAGTTTTCATGCAGGTCTGCAACCTGATGCCTTCTGTCATCGTTGTAATCAATCCACGGATCGACAACGGTAAGCTCTATGCCCAGTATAGCCTTGCACATCCGCTCGGCGTTCACGCCAGCCTTCGTCCCAACCTCTGCACCTTTCCTCAGTCCTAAAGTATTGAACAACTGATACAAATCGCCCTTGCGGGTAAATCCTCTCACGCGGATCGGGGCTAAATCGATGCGCGTGATTTGTTTTTTCTCTATAAAATACTTTCGCAGGTCGGGGATTATCAACGGTATCTCTTCTTCCGCCGTACCATCAGCCTTCCTTAAAGCCTTGATTATATCTGACCGCTGAAGGCCGGAGACTGAAATTCCACGTTCCTTGCCTATCTTCCGAAGCTGTCTTTTCCCCGTCTTATCGTAGTCAATTGTTTCTGGCATTGTGTTTTCCTTGCTTATATCTTTTTGGTCGATAGTATTTTGTGGCGACAAACTTTTAACCTTTTCAATTGTATCTTGAGTCTGTCCGGGCGACGGCGAAGGACTTAAAGCTTCCTCCGTCACATAACGTCCCTGCCAATTTTCCCACGTTGGCGGATTGAATTTGTTTATCAGCCATCGAAGGCCTTTGGTCTGTTTTGGCCAATTGTTATTAGTCCAGCAATCAATCGCAAACTGCCGGGACTTGTCTTTCGTTTCCTGCGACAGTGAGTAGCCGCGCTCCTTTTTATCCAAATGGGCATACCATGTCTTTTTATTGACGACTACCCTACCACCGGACAGCCAGGATTTCAGGCATATCTCCTGTGCCTCTTTGCCCATGTGGCCGTAGTTAATATCGTCGAGGCATTCCAAATCAAAGAATCTTTGCCGGTGCATAAACCAGCAGGAACCTTGAAATGTCATCAAGTCTTGAATGTCTTCTTTATCAATATGTTCTTTCCAATCTCGGCCCTTGAAATCTTCTTGCCGGATATACTGATAATCGCATTTCTGCTTGTCCCGTTCCCATTTATCGGTATCCAGGGCATATCGCCTCGGTACAACCGTCCAGTCAGGCTCACAATCGGTTATTAGTTTAGTATCGAAGCCTTTATCGAACAAGCAATGGGCATCACACTTCATCAGATACTTACCTTTGGCAAGCTGGGCGGCAGAATTTATTGCAGGCCGCATACCGATGGATTCGGTACGATGAACCAGACTAAGATTCGGCCTATCGGGAATCGGATTGTCAGGCCAATAGCCGTCCAAGACGACAATAACTTCAATCTTGCCCTCGGCGGCGTCAAATAAGCTGTTTATGGTTTGTTCTAAATACTTTTCGTTTCTTGCTGGTATTATTACTGACAACATTTCTTTTCCTTTCAAAAATTGTTATGATGGTGGACTCTCGCTCGCGCTTGGCGAACAACTAAACGAATTACTGGAACTGGCCGAGATGCTTGCTGACGGGCTTGTACTGGCCGAGGGACTTGCGCTTGGACTTGCACTCGGTGAATCAGATATGCTGGCTGAGATACTCGCGCTCGGACTGGCACTTGGACTGGCCGAAATCGAAGCTGACGGCGATGCGCTTGGCGAGGATGAAATAGACACAGATGGCGACGCCGACGGGCTTGCAGATAAACTCGCAGATAGACTCACGCTTATACTTGCGCTTGGCGACGCAGAGGGCGACGCAGAAATTGATGTAGATGGACTGGCAGAAGGGCTTGCGCTTACGCTCGCGCTTGGACTTGCGCTTATGCTCGCGCTGGGGCTTACGCTGGCTGAGGGCGAGGTTGAAGGCGAGGCTGATAGCGATGCGCTAAGCGATGCGCTAAGCGAGGCCGAGATCGACGCCGATAATGAAGCGCCCGGAGCATTCTGCAAAAACAGAAAACCAATCCGCCATCTATCTTGGAGACGGTCTAAATACGCAGTTGGCGGGCGAAGGAATACAACTTCATAACTTGCATCATCCTGCTCGTTTACCCAAGTAAAGGGCACGGCTTTATTGGTTTTGTAAAAGGCAAATAGAGTTACTTTGTCCGCTTGTGATATTAAATTGAAAGTACATGTCCATGCCCGTGGGTCGAAAGTGAATATCTGATTGAGGACAGGATAGCCACTTGCTGTGTTTGCAACCTGGACTGTTTCGCTGCTATATTCTTCACTGAAACCTTTATAGCCGGGCGAACGCGTTATCGTTGGGAAAGTATTTAATGCCATTTCAATTTCTCTGCTTCATGCTTCTTCGCATAGGGCCGTTAAGCTGCCTTGCCTTTATCACCACATCAATAATTCTTTTGTCTGAGACAGCGTAAGATTCAGAAGCGCTGATCTCTGCTGGCTGACCTTCGTTACGGATTCGCACTTCAACATTGCCGGGTGACAACTTGTCGCCAGTGGCCGGAGTAATGTGTTCGCCTTCATGGACGTATGCCAAGCCCGTGCGCGTAATATCGCCGCCTTCTGCGAATCCGTGGACTCCTCCCGCTCCCGGTGTAGCTGCGGTTACTGGAGTAGCGCCACCTCCAAATAAGCCGCCAAGTCCGCCAATGCCCCCAACTATCGCATTCATTATTTGTACTTTTATTAACTGCTGAATGACTTCCAGTAGCATAGCCTTCATCTGCTCTTTGAAATCCGCACCCTTCACAATCGTAGCAGAAAGAGCGTCGGCGAATCCTTCGTGTATTGTATGCGCTACCTCAGCCGCTGTTTCGCCCCATGTTTTCATATCGCGCTGCATTTCCTTGCCGGCGGCCTTGACTCCGTCTATAACGCTATTGGAAGATTTCAATAGTTCAATATCGAGCTGTGTCTTCTGCTCAAGATACCATTGGTCAATTGTGGCGCGGTCTACCATTGCCATCTCGTAATCGGATTTCAATTTATCGAGAGCGTTTAGTTGGGCCTGATAATTTTCATCTGTCATTCTACCCATCTCGCCGTACATAGAACGATACGCATCTGCTCTGGCAAGCGTAGCCGTATTAACAAGATCGGTAGTTTCATCAACTACCTCTGCTCTTGCTTTTTCTGACGCTTGAATCTCTTCTAAGAAACCAAGTTGCGTTTCATAAGCCTTGAGTTGGGCTTGCCAGCGTTCTTCTTCGGCCTCCTGAAGACGCTTAGTTCCCGCAGCTGCATCTATTGGCAGTACAGATATATCACCGCCAAAAGGCAAAGCGGTAATTCCAAGACCTTTTGGTTTGATATCAGTTTTAGGCGGTTTGGCAATAGTTTTAGCCGCCGCCGTCGCAGATTTACCCACATCCTCCCATGCAGCCGCAAGCGTCTGGGCTAAATTTATTGGCCTTTCCAACCTCGCAGACTCTATCAGACCTATGCCTGCTTTCATCAAAGCTATATTCTTGGCCGCTATAGCAGGCACAGCCAAGCTAAGTTTGCCAAGAAAGCCTTTCGGCTTCCCCGCTTCAACTAACCACTTCCCTAATGCCTCACCAAAAGCATTTGTAAAACCACGGGCGGCAGCGCCTCCTAATATTTTGAAAGAAACTATAATAGCATCAATAACGGCAATCGTTTCATCTTTTAGAACTCCCATGCCCTTCTTGAAATCTGTAGTCAGGACATTTACTAAATCCCGAATCTTACTAATAACGCTTTCAATTCTGCCTATCCAAACGGCTGCCCAGTCAATAATCCTTTGCTTGTTGCCTACAATCCAATCTCGAAAAGCTACGCCTACATCAGTAATACTAGGCAGTAATTTTTTGCCCAGTTCAATAGCGAGTTCTTTTACTAACCCCCAGATAGATCTAAACACGTTAGTTGTGCTGTCTAAAGTCCTCTCCATATCGCCTTGCGCTTTGGTTGTCTGCTCCAAAATAGAGCCATAACGTGCCATGACTTTTTCCTGTTCGGTAAGTTTACCAGTAACATCGCCTATGCCGTGACTCAAAGCGTATTGTTTGATTGTTGTTTCATTGATAAGAATACCCAAACGCTTCAAAGGTTCAGTTTCTCCGGTAATACCTGCTTGTAGCTTCTGAAACGCTTCTGCTGGCTTTAGGTTATAGAACGATGCCATATCATAAGTCAGTTGCGTTAATCCCTTACTCATATCATAGGCAGCCTTGGCGCTAAGTCCCATGCTTGTAAACATGACATTGAAAGTTGAAACATTCTTTCGTATCTCATATTCGTTAAGATAAAGCGCCTTTGATAATTCCTCTGACCATTTACGCGTAGCCGCTGCCATATTGCCCATAGATACTTCAAATAAATTCTCTGACTCTTCTGCGTTCATTGCCATTTTAACGGCGGCAGTACCTACCGCAAGCAGCCCAACGGCTGCCCATTTAGCATACCGTACCATTTTGCTGAATGCAGCTTTGAAGGAAACAGCCATCTTACGAAAAGATGCTTTGATTTTGTCCACCGTGCGCGTTGTTGCACTTTTAACCTTAGCCAGTTGTGCAGACAAGCCCTTATCATCCACAAAAATCTTTACTGCGGCCGATAAAAAGTTCATTTTGTAAATTCCCGTTCGAGTCTATAACATTCTAAAACACGCTCAAAAGTCTCTTTGATGTCTTTGGTATATAGCTTAATAACATTCAAAATCGCACCATAATCAAGGTCGATAACATCGCCCATTGGCGTCATTCTCAATTGGTTCCTGACGAGCAAATATAGATACCAGACTTCAGTATTTGACTCATCTAACGCTACAAAACACTCTTCGCACGGCGGCTCTCTATCGTGTTCATCGTAAATAGCTATACAGGCTTTGCAGTCTGGCTTTTTGATCTGTCGCTCGATGAACTCCCTAAGTTTTTTACTTTAGCTTCCGCCAATGACTTATTGGTTTCGGTCAGGGTCTCAAGGGCATCAACTACGATCTTCACGAAAGAGATGATATTCATTGCCTTGACTTTATTGTCTGTAGTGCATTCGGCAACCTGACCGTCGATTGAAACTTTCTTCCAATCGGCAATAACGTAGTCCCAACGTAATCTTGATTCGAGTTTCGCATTTACGTCTTTTTCTTCGTAGGTGATACCACGCTTGAACTTCTTCTTTACCTTGACAGTAAGTTTTTCAATTCTGCCAAGTTCATCGGGCGTAAGCTCGCGCAAACAAATCCCGCCCGCTTCGGGGTTATCATCGTCGAAGTAAAACCATGTACCAGTATCTTCTGAATTTAGGTTTAGCATAAAAAATCCCCTTTCAAATTAAATTGAATCTTATTACTCTGACGGACTAACAGAAGCGCTCGGTGAAGACGAGACGCTGGGTGAAATCGAAGAACTCAGCGAAGGACTTGTTGCGCCCATTTGCGTAAGATCGCCATTGACATGCAGAGTAGCCGAAAATGTACCGACGCCACTTTTGTCGTCACCGACATTATTGACGTTTGTAACGATACAATGTGAACCGGCTGCGGTTCCCATGTAGATCCCATTATCAAAGTCGATATAAAGCCTGAGAGTAGAAACTTCTGTCGCGGCATCAAAATATGTTTTGAGCAATTTTTGCCCAGCATCCGAATCCAACAGATAGTGACCGTTGATGGCGATATCGCCACCTACGATTTGCAGAGGTAATTGTTTAATTATTTCCTCTCCAAACTCGTCAACGTCCTGCATGTTACGGGTTTCGCCGCTATAAGTCCAAGTCGCCATCCCTGAAATCTTCGTAGACCCCAGGTAAACACGCCCCTTGTACCCTGCTTTTAAATTTTTCATTTTGTGTCTCCTAATTTTTCTCTAAATATATCCGATAAGTTACTGTGTATTGCCACACCATATCCACTCTGATAAGTGTAGCGACTTCCCTGGTAAGGCTAACGGTTCTGTATCCCGTTATCGTCAAATCCAGAAAGTCAAAAGCAGTCTTCAAAAGTTCATACAGACTGCATACTTCCACGGGAGAAGTTTTGCTATCGCTAAATAAATTGAATTGCACAAGACAGTTTTCAAAGTCTTCTGTGAAAGTCCAATCTGGTACGTCGCTAACTAAAGAAAATACGCCATAAGGAAATGCCGCGCCAGCCGGGCCCTCGGTGTTATACATGCCCGTCATTACGGCAGGTAGTCCACTTGCAAGGTATTCCGTATAAATGGCTGTGAATAACGTATTCATTTCGCGCTAAACAATCTCCGAATTCTGTCCATATTGGCTTCGAGGGCGGGGCGTAGATAAGATCTCGCCGCCATCTTGCTCGTTCCTAATTCTACATAAGGCGCATACTCTACATTGGTTCCTATTATTGCTTGCCTTTTCATTTGAGGAGCAATTTCAGTTTTCCCTGCTTTAATCCCCGTATTTTTATCTGCCGACCAACTAAAACTACGCGAGCCAGAAGCGCCAAACCAATTTGAAAGTATAGACCGTTTCAGTGTACCTGTTATCAAACCATGTCCTGGTACTAAAATCTGCTTAGCACTTCTTTCAACTAACAAAGCCGCCGTTTTAAGCTTATCGCTAATCCGCTTATCGACTTCACTCATTACCTCGTTAGTATGGTCTTCTATTTTACTCATTCGACCTTTGCTTTCAGTAGGTTACGGAGCAGATCGTCGCCTTCGTTCTTCAGCCGGCTAAAGGTCAATTCCATTTTGTTCAGTCTATCCAATATCTTGACTGCCTGGTCGGTTAGTCGCTCGATCTTTCTTTCTATTTGCTGTTCTCGTTTTCTTGTCAATTTCATTCGATTACCTTCAAAGTTAAGGCCAATCTTCGGTTTTTATTATCGGGATTACTGACGTCCAAAATTTCGTATGTCTTGCTATTGTAAACAATCCTATCTTTGACAGTAACGTCAATAATCCTACAATACATCTTCGCATCGCCGTAATGCGTATCCTTCTGAAACTGGGTCTTCTCAATACCCTTAGTCCAGACTATCCGGCAGGGCAGGTTGTTATGCAGGACGTTCTCAGCCTCATCCCAGCCGCCCATGCTGTCAGACGTTCTTGCTATTCTAAGCACGTTGACCTTTGCGTTGTTCTGCATCAGCAAGCTCCCAATAGAGGTTTTCTGCGGATGTAATTTCGAATCAATTTATCCGCTTCGTGTATACCGGTAAGAAACTTCTTTGAACTACGGCCATAGGCTGCATCGCCAAGCTTGTCGGAATCGACGTCCTCATACATAGCATAGAGCGTTTCATCGTTCTCGTATCTACAGAGGATTATAGCCGCCCTCTTAATCGATGCTGGACATGCAGACCATCCATACGTTCCTGTAATCTTGACGTTATTTGTGCCTCTTGGGAACAAGCCGATATTCTGACTCAATCGCAAAAGCAATTCAGGGTCATGAGCGCTGCCTGTTACAGATTCGGGGTCGAGGTAAATCGAAGTGGAATCGTAAGTCCACCATGTCGCTGCCAGATCCGTGCCTGATAACAATATTTCGGTAACGGTAAGAATATCCGGCTTTAAGTTGAGGAATAGTTGGTCCTGGCCGTTCCCGTTGCGGTATATGGCAAAATCTTTGGAATAGAAGTAATCGTGAGTGAGGCTTTCGATAAGCTGCTCCGCCCGGTCAATAATAGCTTGGCGGTCTACCGTACTGCTTCCGCTACCGATATCGAGCGTGTGCGTCCCCGAACCGACGTCTGTTAAGTCAACCGCCGTGCCAGCCGCCGCATTGACCGGCGTAGTTGCCGCTTTAATGGTCACAGCGGCGATTCTAATGGCATAATAGACCGTTCCAGTAACTAACGGCGCCGGAAGAACGCCCGACGAACTGAATTGAAGTTCAGTACCTGTCGGTATATCATTAGTTACCGTGATCCTGTCAAGAGCGATATTCACAGCGGTTGTCGCAAATGTCTCGGTAGCGTCAACTGCCGTATCAAAATTGTCAACATCCGACTCAACTATATAGTTTCCTGAAGCTGCCATAATTTATATCCTTATTCGGGATCTGACGGACTCACCGACGCACTTGGCGAGGCCGATAAGCTTGCGCTCAGGCTGGCGCTAATACTTGCCGAAGGTGATACGCTAGAACTCGGCGAAGCGCTAATCGAAGCCGATGGGCTTGTGCTCGAACTTGGACTGCTACTCGGACTACCCGAAGGCGAAGCCGATAAACTTGCGGAAGGCGAAGCAGATAACGAAGCCGAGAGGCTCGCCGATAGCGACGGCGACTTTGATGGACTAATAGAAGCGCTCGGGCTTGTACTCGAACTCGGGCTTACACTTGCGCTTGGCGAGGCCGAAAGGCTCTTACTAATACTCGGCGATAAGGAACCGCTGAATATCTTCACCCTGTCTATGTAGTCCATAGGCAGGTGCTCGCTCCACGTCAGAGCGATACTTCCTTCGTTGGCGTCAACAAGCGATAGAAATCGGAATAGGTAAGATGTGTTTTGTCTCAATATAAGATGGAACACATCGTGCGATCCTGCTTTGCCTGCCGTTCGCACATGAATTAAAGCCGCCGCCGTTGCCGCCCCAACGGTTGGAGTGTGCCATAGCTGTACTTCCGATGTATTTGAAGATACATTTCTGTTACGGTTTTCGGGGATTGAGATTGTCCCCACAGTAACATTATACTCGGTAATAACGCCCGTATCTTCGTAAAGTTGAAGAACGGCAGGAGTATTAGACTCGCCATGAAATTGAATGTGGATGCGCTTGCGCGTATTGGGCGTCACAAGCCTGAACATCAGAGGAGCGGCAATATCAAAAGCGTTAATAGCGGAAGCCATGCTTGCCATATAGCCTACGCCTTCGTGCGTATGATTTCTGTGCCCTGTAATACTTACAAGCGCGCCGGTTGTTTTATCAACCATGATAAATCTCCTTTTATGTTGAGGTTGCGACCAGAACCGATTCGATATTTATCTTATCGATAGTTAAGAC